GTTTACTCATTAGCCGCTCTTTCTGGACATAACCCAAGCAGAGCGGTATCTGCGGTCGGTGAGATCAGTCTAAAGACTAAGCCTGAGGTCATTGACGCTCCATACGACTTTGCGATCATTGCTAACTTAACTAAGCTCGCATGCTTAAACAACGGCTTGACATACATACTCGACCTACCACAGGACGAGCTCAGGTTTCAATTGAACGGAGCCAACGATGGGATCAGGATGACAGTTCGTCAGGGAATCATCGAGACCCAGACAGTGACTGCACAGGGAATCCCAACCGATAGCTTCTCGATCGGCAGTCCACAGAACTTCTACGTTGATAACTTCTACGTCAACGTTTACGTAAACGGAGAAAAGTGGACTCGTTACGACTCAATATTAGACATGCCACGCGGAGAAAAGGCATACCTAGTTAAGACCGGAATCACGAGCGGCATCGACCTATTTTTCGGAAATGGAAACTATGGCCTGATTCCACCAAAGGGAGCAGAGATCGCAGTCGAATACTTGGTGACAGAGGGAGCAAACGGTAACATCAGAACCAACGATCCATCTAAGATCCAATTCGAGTTCGTCGACACAGGCTTTAGCATATTAGGCGACGAAATCGACCTAAACCAATACATTACCATCGATCCTACTCATGCACCTTTCTTTGGGGCTAACCCAGAAGACTCTGCTTTGACTAGGCTCATTGCTCCAAGAATGTCGAAGAGCTTTGCTCTAGTCAATGCCGATCACTATGAAGTGCTGCTTAGAAAGCTAAAGCTCTTCTCAACAGTAAACGTCTATCTCGACCCGGAAGATAATCGTGTGCTCGATCTTTTCCTGATCCCAGACATCAGAAAGACTTTTAATACTGGACAAGACTATTTTACGGCTGAACTGAGCCGTTTCCTACTTACTGATTACCAGAAAAATGAGCTCTTACGCTACATCGAAAAGTCAGGTTCTAAGCTGATTTCAACAGACATACGCATCGTTGATCCGATTCCAAGCCAATATGTGCTTAACATCTCGACCATTCTATTTGATGACATTGACATCGAGATCATCAAACGCGACATCTTAAATGCTCTCGGTACATTCTTTATTCAAAACACTCGTCGTAATAGGATTCCTAAGAGCGACCTGATCAAGATAGTCGAAGGAGTGAATGGAGTCGACTCAGTCTCTATTTACATCGTCTCCAAAAAGAACGAGGATGCAAAGAAGCTAAATGTTTCAGCGACAACCGTCGGACTTGACGAGTTCAATGACATCGTGACAGAAAACAATGAACTACCCATAATCAAAGGCGGGTTCTCAGATCTATATGGAAATGCGTATGCGGACGGTCTGCCTGAAGACGCTCTCGGAGCAGTAAACATCCAGGTAAAATCGATAGTACCTCGTCCAAAAATCAAGTAACCATGGTAAAAGACAGCATATTCAGACCCATTTACAGTCGTCGAGAAAAGAGACTAAACCTAGGCTTTCAGTACAAGGGACAGATCCTTAAAAAGACCCTTTCTGGCCAGATGTTTGGCGCCAATGATCTATTAGACACATACCTTGCTAAGGTCGAAAGCATAGTATATGAGTGGGTGGAAGCAGTAAAGCAAATAAAAATAAACGCAAATCCTGCTCTTGACAAATACGAAAGCAAGATTCGTTAATTCGACTATATGGCAAAACAGAAACCAGGCATGAGCCGAGAAAATAGAGCGCATCTTAGGGACGAGATCTCTTCTCTCCTAAGCTCAATCGGCCAAGAAAATCACGAAGAGCTCGTCGTGGACCAGGAGGTATCACAAGAGTTAAAAAAGGAAAGTCCTTATGACTTTGAGGAGATAAGCGCGCAGTTTACAAAAAAAGCTAGGGACATCACTGACTCTCTTTTTAAGAACTTCGTCGATATAGGCGTGTTTGAAGACAACGATTATGCTCGCCATAAAAAAGAGATCGACACGATCAACATCTCAAACCTTTTCTTCCAATTAAAGACTCTCAAGATAACGATTATCAAGGTGATGGAGGAAATAACCTCAGGTAACACGCATCCACGTCTCATCGAGGTGATGGGTCAGTTACAAGACAAGATGGCCGACATCACGAAAATGCAGGCAAACTATATCATCTTTCTCGAAGAGACCTATCAAAAGCTTAATCGTGAAAAACCAGCAAACGCAGACTCAACTAAGGTAGGCTCTAGTCCAGACGAAGGTCAATACTTTATCACGATCGGTACCAAGAACGCAATCAAGAGCCTTCCAAACGCTGGCCAGAAACCATATAAAGAATACGATCAATCTCTAATTGATCCCAGTCGCAAGGCAGATCTGATGCGTGAACGTAATATTCAGATCCAAGAGGACGATACTGAAGACTTTATCGACCTTACTGAAATAATATAATGTATGAGAGATGTAATGTCAAATAGGGGGGCTTTTGTCTCTCGTAAAATATCAGCCATGAGCGGTGGAGATGATGACATCAATACTTCAGTGTGGACTTCCCTTCGAATCAATAAGCTGCTTGAGGAAATCGAGAATGGACTCGACATCAAGGGCTTACATAACTCGCCGTTCAAGGACAACGACATCAACCTAAAGCGTGCAGGCCTACCATTTGAGTACACTCCAGAAGAGTGGGAAGAGTTGCGTAGGTGTAAAGAAGACATCATCTACTTTGCATATAATTACTGCAACATCCAGACCAATAACGGAATCATGCTCATTAAAGACACAATGGGCTTACGCGACTTTCAAGAGCAGATCTTGCAGTCATTTGATGCGAATCGACTAAACATCCTAATGGCCAGTCGTCAAATAGGTAAGTCCGTGACATCTGCTATCTTCATCCTTTGGTTTAGCCTATTCAATCCAGAAAAGACTTCGCTGATCGTTGCAGATAACTTTGTCACCACCAAGGAGCTCTTAGATAAGCTAAAGATCTCTCTTGAAGGTCTTCCGTTCTTCATGAAACCAGGCATCAAGCTCATCAACTCTGGAACGATCAAATTCGATAACGATAGCCGTGTGGTTGCAAGAACGACCACTAAGAAATCAGGTATCGGTCTCACTGTGAACTTGCTGTACATGGACGAGTTTGCCCACATTGACCCAACCAAGCTCGATGAGTTCTATCGCGCGATATTTCCAACGGTCACGGCCGACCCTAATGCAAAGATAATCATCACGTCCACACCAAACGGTAAGAACAAGTTTTGGGAGATTTGGACCGATGCTGTCGAGGGTAGAACAAGTTACGTGCCGATTCGAGTGGACTGGTGGCAGGTTCCAGGCAGGGATGAGAAGTGGAAACAGGAGACCATTGCTGACCTTGGCTCAGTTGAAGACTTTAACCAAGAATACGGTCTACAGTTCTTCTCTTCTGACCAATTGCTCCTGGGGTCAAACGAGCTAAAGAAGATCTATAACATCCGAACCAATTACGAGAACTCCAGATTCACGCTGGACGAAGATCGTGCCTACATCAATGACTATTTAACCTTACATCCAAAGTATGCCAGACGAACGATCACTGACTTTAGGAATGACTCATCGAACTACCTATTCACGATTGACACAGCAGACGGAGTCGGTGGTGACTATTCGGTGCTAAACATATTTAAGGCAGTCGCAATGCCGTTGTCAGAATTAATAAAGAAAAAAGAGTCCATTCGTAGCGAGATCGATACTGTGTCGCTAGTACAGGTCGGTACCTTTCGTACCAATGATCTTGACATCAACCAGTTCTCAGCGGCAGCTGAGTACATCATTTATAAGATCTTCAATCCTGAAAAGTGTAGGATCGTGTTAGAAATGAACCACAAGGGAGAGATCGTGTACAATAGGTTCTCAGACAACCCAAATTGTTGGACAGGACAGTTTGTTCATACCAAGCACACCGAGATGGCAGTAAACGTCAAATTAGGTCTGCGACTCGGGCCAACCAATAAGATCAAGTACTGCGAACGATTCAAGTATCTAGCCACAATCAATAAGATCATTCCAAACGAATACTTAACCATCATGGAGCTAATGGCCTTCGGTAAGTCTAAGGGCGGAGTCTATCGAGGTCAAAACGGTAATGACGACTTGGCAATGACATGCGTCAACCTAGCACCTCTATTCGATACTCAGCAGTTCTGGGACATTGCTTTCGATACCTATGAAAATTCTCCAGAAGCATACCGTAAGGAGGTAAAAGAAAAGATATTTGACGTGTACCGTGAAAACGGGTCAAAAAGTTTGTATGATTTTGATAGATTGAAACAGTTAAATCATCTAAAGGACTCAGAGACCGGCAACTTTAAGATCTTACCAAACGTTTTTGACCTAACCTCATTAGAACACATGAAAAAAATTCAAAATAAATTTTTTAAGTCATAAATTATTTAGTATAGTATAACACTAGTAGCGACTATGAAATCACTCAAGTTTAACGGCGACATCACACTAGAAGAAGTATTCAACGAGCACAAGGCGTTGATCTATGATAGTGTTGTGCACTCAATTAAAGAAAATTTATCTTCATCTAATTCAGATGATGTACCCATAATCGGTATCACTATCAATCAAGTCGAATATTCCATCAACCTGGGTCGAGATAAGTTTGATCGATCCTTAGCGCAAGCTATCTCTTTTTATGAGGAGCTTGAGGAATATGAGAAGTGTCAAATGTGCCTAACTCTTAAACAAGAACTTAAAAAAAATAAAGAAAAAGCCGCCAATGGGATTTGAAGAAACTAACCTAAGAAACAATGCACGCATCCAAGAAATCGCAGAAAAACTACTAACTGACGCAATTACCGAAAAAGAACGTAATGAGCTAGTCACGTTAATCTCACCTAAACTCAAGTATTTCATTTGGAAGTATTGCAAAAACGAATTTGACACCGAGGAATCCCTACAGTGGGCCCTAAAAAGAATCTTTAAAAACATCTCTCAATTCAACTTTAACAAGGGCAGGTTTACTACGTGGATCTTTACCATTGCCCGTAATGAGACACTCTATTACCTTTTCTACAAGAAAAAGTACGCATGTCATGACATAGATGTCTGTCGCTCAGCAACTGACAGACCTGATACTTCAGTCGACACTTTTGCGAACAATGTCGATATTGCCGAGCTATATTCAAAAACTCTCGAAGAGATCCATAAGCTCGAGGATCCTATTCTAAAGAACATCGCGATCGACAAGATGATAAATCTACACCGCGTAAAAGAGATTGCCGACCGCTACTCAATGAATGAAAATACAGTAAAGACTAAACTGCGCAAGATCAGAGTCGATATAAAAAAAGCAGTGTTGAAAAATAATCCACATCTAGAAGAAAAAATCGAGTTCATATGAAATTAAAAGAATTAAACCCAAAAATAGCTTATCACGAGCTTATCGAGTGCTTGGATGAATTCAAGCTCTATAAAAAATACAAGCAAATAATCTCAGATCTTCAGCAAGAAGGTCGACTTGAGGAAATAGGTTTCTCAGTAGATGATGACGCAAACCTTTACTTAGGAATTAATCTCAATCCAGAGTTGCTCATGTACTCTGAAACCTCACAAGAATCAGTTGAGTTAAGGCTCGTGAGCGAGAAAATGGGAAAGTATAACGACTTTTTGACCAAAGAAGGAATTCTAGACTCAGTGAAAATGGATTATGATAGAGTAAAGAATGACCAGTTTTACGGTTATGTCTTAAGGATCTCATTCAAATTTAAGAAGTACTCTGAGCAAAAATATAAAAGGTCAATCGCCCACCTAGTAGTAGCTGCTGCTCTCGCAGTAGGCGCCATAGTTACCACTGCTCTTATACTCTTTTAAAATAAATAAATTAAACTATGAACACAATCATCACATTCTTAAAAGACAACGCGTGGAAAGTATCAACCGTTGTTTTCTTGCTCTTATTTTTATCAAAGGGCTGTACTAACACTAAACTTACCAAGCTAGAAGAAAAGACTATTGGTCTACAACGCACAGTCGATTCTCTAAAGTCAGACATTAGCTCTCGCCCAAGTAAAAAAGACGTGCGTGATGAAATGGAAAGAGTCATGTTTGACTATCTCATCTATGAAGATGACTTAGACAAGGGAAAGACTAGCTTATCTGAAATCAAGAATAAAATCCAATCAAATGACTAATTGGTTAGAAAATAACAAAAAGACTGTAATTAGGTTAGCCTTCCTGATCCCGATCATATCGGTCGCGATGATTTCTATCTCGCATGTTATTGGTTGGTATGACTTGGCAAACCCTGCGACTTGGGCCATCTACCTATCAGTCGCTGTTGAGATCGCAGCCATGTCTGCAATCGCAGCAGCATCTGTCAGGATCAAGGGATTCTCTGTGTGGTTCGTGTTTGGAATAGTGACTCTCATCCAGTTCATTGGAAACATCTACTTTAGTTACGTTGAGATCGACGTCACTTCACAGGGATTCAAAGACTGGATGGACTTAATTGCCCCAATCACCGATGCCATGGGCAGCAGTGCAGAAGACATAGTCGCTCAGCGTAGATTCTTAGCGATATTAGAGGGCGGACTATTGCCGCTAATATCGTTGACCTGCTTACACTTCTTCATTGGATACGGTGAAGGTCAAGAGAGCCAGGTTCCAATCCCATCCGAGCCAACTACTGACTCTACTCCGACTGATACCCTTCCTGAGAAAGAACCGATTGACTCTCCTCAAGAAGTTTCAAATGAAGCAGACTCTACTACGAATATTGAGCAAACTCCTCAAATAGATAGTATAGAGGAGACTGTTGAATCTAGTCCGATAAATGATGGAACAGTTCCAATGGAACCAGTAGATGACTCAGAAATGGTGGACTACTTACAGAAGCCAGAGGAACCTGCCAGATCTATCGGAGTGAAAGTAGAGCAGTTGAGCCAAAAGATGAAAAAAATCCTAGGTAAATGATTAACCTAAATGAAGTATGCGATTGTTGTGGAGGAACCGAATCCCAACCGATACTCCAGTTATTTGATGATCGCTGCTTTAGAGTGGTCGAGGGAAAGGACGTACACGGAGAGTTTTGTTTAAAAGACTTTGCTTTTCCAGCAGACGGCTATTCTTGTATTGGACTAAACGTTGATACTGATGGCGGAGAGATCCTTATATTCGATAATAAGCTTGATACCCTTTCACCAAGTTCAGAGCTGATCTCCGGAGAGCTATACGCTCGCGGAATACTGATTCGTATCGTCTATCCTACTTACGATAACAACGGTGAAAGCCTAACCTTGGCAGACAAGAGCATGAAACTGTACATTGAAAACGGCGAGTCACTTGCTGGAATCGAGCTTCCTTTGTATGACCTTTTCACCATGTTTACCAATCCAAAGTCAAATAAGACAAGCGAGCTAATAAATAAAATAAAGGTCGTCAATCCTAGCACCAAGTTCAAGATTCGAGTTGTTGCCCTGGTGATTTACGGCAAAGCTGACTAAAATAATATCACATAATGACTCAAACTGGCTTTGAACTAATTGAACTGACTGCAGGAATAAACTATTCTCCTACTTTCATTAGTACTGATAAAAGACTTCCTGCAAATGAAAAGACAACTATTGGTTACTATCAGATCGGCGAGGTTGCACAATATGGATTTGCGCACGGTCCAGTTTTCAAGATAGAGTTCGTAAACCTATCAAGCATTGCTACTGCAACTCACGTGAAGATATGGGGACTCGGCAATCAAGATGATGCTGCTCCGCTCTATCCGATCACTTATTTTAACCCAAGTTACGGTAACACTAAGATCGCCATATGGTTAAAGAAATTTGAGTTTTGTGATAACGCAGGAAATCCAATAGAGGAAACCAATTACACAGTAGTCGGTTATAAAAAGAAAGCGATGCCGCTAGCTTGGTAATGAAAAAAGTCAACGAAAATTCTGGATATGCTACTCGTGGTGATTTTACCAGAGGACTTCCTTTTTATGGAACCAAGGGAGACTTCAACTTCACAGTAGGTCGTAGCAAGTTTACTCCTGGTATATCA